AACCACGAAACAGCTATCAAGCTCGTAACTGAGTTTGACGGCAATGACTTCGAACTTAGCTCTGAAGCTTCTTTCTAATAGTTAAATATAAAAACCCCCCCGTTGGTATATCCAGCGGGGGGGTTTTTTTGTATACCTAATAACGCTTTATGCGCTCCAATGATTCTTTTTATTTCTAAACACACCAACGCCACATTCGCCAGACTTAGCGTGGTCACAGTATGAGCAGGCTCTTACGTTGCTTGTAGCCGCAAAAGAATTGTCATTGACTATATCTTTAATTAAAGATAACAATCTTACCTTCACATCTTCCAAATCTTCTTTAGTAAAGAGGTGACCTTTTCTTTTGCCAGATCTTAGGTAATGTAGCTCGGCATAGATTTCTTTTTCTGGCATCATTATAGATGCAGCTAACGCATAGATCCCTAGCTGTAGGTTTTGCGCTATACCCTTTTGGGTGACTTCCCATTTGCCAGTTTTATAGTCAATAATATTGACTCTGTCTCCGACGACATCTATTCTATCTATATAGCCTATCATTGAATAGTTACCTATAATAAAACTAAAGGCATGTTCTTTATCGTATACGTCAAAGGTTGTGTCTAAGTTTTGATCGTAAAATTCATTTATAAGATTTCTTCCAACAGAAATTAATTCCTGAGATATTTTATTATCTGGATCTAACTTTTGTTTGCTTATCTCAAACTCATCAACCATCTCTTGATGGTCTAGTGGCTTTTCTTTATCAACTACTTTTTCTAATACTGCGTGGACTATATTTCCGAAGCGTTGCGGCTTCTCCAAATAATCTAGGTTCTTTTTGTATATAAGAATAAAAATATTTTGATGGGCACTGCGCGTAAGTGTCTAACCTTGAGTAGGAAAAATCCAAGAGCGATAGCTTTTGTAGCGGATCTAAGTCTTCTATTTTTTTTATAACTATTGACATTTATTAATCTTCCGTGTTGTGCTCTGCGACAAGCAATCCGTTTGGGTCGTATTCTTTACCGTCTTGTTCTATGGTATGGCCGGTTTTAACATTGACATATCTATCATGCCCGACTGAAACCCACCCAGTATCACCCATCTCCATAAAGTCATCTTCAACATAAGGCCAAGGCATGACTGTCTCCTATCCTACAGATATAACTGTATTGTTTATTGAATCTATGTTGAAATAGTAATTTAATAAACCATATATATCACGCAACTCTGCCTTGGAGGCATTAAAACCCACCATGCCAAGCTGGAGAAAAAAGGTTTCGTCAGACCCAGGTGGGGCTTCATACTCTATGATCTGTGCATCGTTGAGCAGCATTCTTCCGTTTTCGTTCTTAAACATTTAATCCTCATCTACTATTGTTATAGGGTTCCATGTTGGGTCATTCATCTTTTCTCTCATATCTGAGACGTATGAATCCCAATCTCGTTCGTCTTCTGATTTTTTTTCATATGTTACTTTTGCTTTAAAAGGATTGCTTTTAAATTTTACTATAAAACTTTTTCCACCATTCTTAGGCGTCCAACGAAGATTGCCATTCTTGCAATCGCAATAATCATTATTGTTTATATCTATCATTCCCTTTGGGTCAAATCTACCACTGCAACCATTACACGCTGTATAGCGTCCTTTGTCAGCACACCTACTGCACGATGAACAGTACGACCAACATGGTCTTTCTGCGGGGTTCTTATAGCTTCCTGGCAGGGCCATTTATATCTCCAATTCTAATATTTTATTAAGAGAATCCACAATTTTTCCTGATGCAAGTATATCAAATTTGTAAACAAATTTTCGATTATTATCAATAATTTCTAAAAATACTGGTCTGTTTCCTTTATTATTAGAAACCAAATCATATATCTTTTCGAAGGTACCCTGTGACAAACCGTCTTTAACAGTTAAGGATATTGGTTTGCCGCCGGAGAATATTTTAGAATCTATTTTTTCAGATGAATTATAAAACAATTTGACAACAGAATTCTCATCGTCATTCTCTCTGTTTAGAAATGCACTTACTACAAATATGTCTCCAGAATTAAAATAATCGTCACTTATATCTTTTGCATTCTTGGGGAAGATTATAACTTCTATACTAGAGCTGATGTCTTCTATCTCTAGCTTGTACATCTTTTGGCCTTTTTTAGTGGTCATCTTTTTGTTTGACACTATAATGCCGCCAACCTTAACTGCTGTTCCTCCTGGGCAGTCTGAAAGATCTATCACTTCGTGGGTGATTTGATTCTTAAGTATATCCCAGATGCCAAGAACTGGATGGTTGGTTACATAAATCCCTAGTTGTTCTCTCTCTTTTTCTAGAACTTCTAGTTCTATTCTTCTGCTCAATTCCATGTTCTGATCTTCAACTAATTCATCTAAGGCTCCAGAAAAACCTAAATTTTCTAAAGTAGACTTCTTTAACACCGATGGATCACATCTTCTATAGAAATCATACAAAGAGGTGTACGGCTTATCGTGGTCTCTGCAGTTGACTATAGAGTCTGCGATAGACAAGCCGATTCCATCTATGGCTGATAGACCAAAAATTATAGAGTTTGTATTAACTACTTCAAAATCAACTCCAGAATAATTCACTGAAGGAGGAAGAACTTCTAGGTTTAACTTTCTGCAGTCTGAAAGATACAAAGCCTGCTTATCCTTGTTGCCAACTACTGAGGTCATTAAAGCCGCCATATACTCAACTGTATAATTAGCTTTTAGATATGCAGTTGTGTACGAGATCATCGCGTAACTCGCAGCGTGCGCTCTGTTAAAACCATAACCACCGAAGTATTCAATGTCCGAATAAATCTTATTTGCTTTATCATCAGTTATGTCAGAAACTTTTACGCAGCCTTCTACAAACTTTTTTCTGAATAAAGAAATCTTATCCATCTGCTTTTTACCAATGGCTTTACGCAAGTCGTCTGCTTCAGCGGAACTAAACCCAGCAAGCTCTCTAGCAACACCAAGCACGTCTTCCTGGTATAACATAATTCCAAGTGACGGTCCCAAAACTTTTTCAAGCTTAGGATGATCATATGATACCTTGGATTTTCCATTTTTTCTGTCTATATAAAGCTTATCCATCCCAGATCCCATTGGGCCAGGTCTGTACAAGGATATCAAAGCCATTATGTCTTCTATGTTTTGTGGCTGCATTTGAACCATCAACTGTCTCATGCCGGAAGATTCTAATTGAAACACTCCAGCTGAATTTCCCTTACATAATTCTTCATAAGTTTTTGGGTCATCTAGTGGGATAAATTCTATATCGATAACTTCTTTTGTGTTTTTTTCTATAAGTTTTAAACATGAATCTATAACACCAAGGTTTCTTAAGCCCAAGAAGTCAATTTTTAACAGACCGCATTGTTCCACTCTGCCCATGTCCCACTGCGTGACCAATGGTGCATCGACCCCCTTTTTCATCACGGGCAGGTAGTCTGTCAAAGGACCCTTAGATATCACCACGCCAGCTGCGTGTATACCCGTTTGTCTGACTAAACCCTCTAAGCCAATAGCAGTATCTACTATGAGCTTTGAGTCGCTACTCAAAGTGTATTCTGTTTTAAACTCTTGAACTTCCATGCATTCTGCTAGGTTTTTTGACACGCCTAAAATAGGGGCAGGGACGAGTTTTGCTATCTTATCTCCAGATATAAAATCATAACCTAAAGCTCTGGCAGCATCGCGCAAAGATTGTCTAGCGCCAGTTCTGTTGAAGGTGCATATGTGCGCAACTCTATCATCGCCATATTTAGTTCTTGCATATTCGATAACTCTATCTCTATGTCTATCATCAAAGTCAAGGTCAATGTCGGGCATTGACTTTCTTCCTTCAACCAAAAATCTTTCAAACATCAAACCAAATCTAATTGGATCTAGATTAGTAATATCAAATGCGTAAGACAGCACACTACCAGCCGCAGATCCTCTACCCCATCCAACTCTTATTTGATTATCCTTAGCCCACTTAACTAGGTCAGAAACTACCAAAAAGTATTCCGAAAATCCCATTTCTTTTACTACTTTTATTTCATGATTAGCTCTATCAACTATATTTTGCGGGAGAGGATCGCCATATCTTTTCTTCAAACCATCCCAAGCTAATCTTTCAAAGTATTCAGTTGAGCTTTCTTTTGTTGGTATAGGAAAATCAGGAAAGTGAATATCCCCAAAGTTTAAGTTAACATCGACCATGTCATTTACATGCATTGTATTCTTTAGATATTCTTCAGAAAAAATCGAAGACATTTCATCATAGGACTGCAAATAAAACTTGTCTCCAGAAAAAGAAAATCTATTTGGAGTATGAATATTGCAGTTGGTAGCAACACATAACATTATGTCATGTGACTGGGCATCGTGTTGATGTACATAATGGCAGTCGCCCGAAGGAACAACCTTGGCGCCTATAGTATTTGCTATCTTTATGAGACCAGGTATCACACTCAACTGTTCTTCTATACCGTGATTCTGTATTTCTATAAAGTAATTTTCTTTTCCGACTATGTCTTGCATAGAGGCAGCATGCTTTAATGCCGTGTTGTAATCGTTTCTAAGCAGTGCTTGTGACACTTCTCCGTTAAGGCAGCCTGATAATACTATTATGCCATCTGAGTGTTGTGATATTAAATCATGATCGACTCTAGGCTTTACGTAGTAACCCTCGGTGAAAGCCCTAGATGACATCTTAATAATGTTGTGATAACCAATATTATTCTTAGCCAAAATAGTTATATGATAAGGCCCTCTTTGTTCCCACTCATTTTTAGACGGGCCAGATCTTTCTTCTTCGTCTCTATCAAATCTAGTCTTTCTAGCTTGATAAAATTCAGAACCCAATATCGGCTTGACTCCAACGGCTTTCCCAACGTCGTAAAAATCTAGCCAAGAATGTATATTTCCGTGGTCAGTTGTGGCTATCCCGGCCATCCCAAGTAGCTTGGCTCTTTCTAGATATTCTTCGACTCTCCCGTGCCCGTCAAGCATGGAGAACACGGTATGGTTGTGAAGGTTAGTCCAGTTTTTCATTATGATTTACTAGTTAAATTCCTCTTCTATTATCGGAGTCGTTAAGAGAATTATCTCTTTCTTCTCTATAAACAATTGCTACAACTCCTCCGCAGTACTTGCACGGAACTACTTTCCCCTCTTGAGCAAAGGGGCTGTTGTACATATAAGCCATAGGCTGATCGGATTTACACTCAGTGCAAACTCCAATTACGTCATCTTCATTTTCAACTGGCATTGTTTCTGTCTCCTTTTTGTTTATATGCGAATCTTATTGGCGATGGGGAGAGTTCTTCAGTGCTCTCGATATATTTATTGCCAACAGTAATCCATTTTTTCTTCTTTTCTAAATGACAATCTCCACATCCAACGCCAGCAGAATTAGCTCTGTCACAAGTGTACGGTCTGCCACCTATGCCTATCTGTCTTCTTTTTATCCAATCGTTAATATGGCTTGTGGATTTTTCATAATTAAAATCATCACACAGACTAAGTATACTATACAAAAACTTTATTGATTCTTCATTGTAGGTAAGTATTGAACAGAGAAACAATCTTGCTTCATGCTCTAACTTTTTATTAACTTTTGCCTGCTCAATTAGTCTTGTGATAGCACTGCAGTTTTTTAATAGTTCTTTTGGAGTAAATTCTTTTTCATTTAAATTTATCTCCTTGAAAGCAGACGACCCATGCCTATTGAAGTGTTCAAGAAAGTTTGAAGACCTACCCTTATCTAGCTCCATGTCGTAAGTAAATTCCCTAAACCACTCATTTGCTTTCAGGTTAAACTCTTGATCTTCAACAAGATTGTCTGCTTCTACCTTGCAGAAATCAACTACAGCATCCAGTCCTGAATTAAGTATTTCTTTAGGAATAAGATTTTTATATAGACCGGTTTCCTGATGTTTGCTACCAGCAAGACGCCACATTCTTCTGGGGTCATAGACACTAAAGTCTATTGATTCAATGTTTAGATTTTTTTTAATCTTAGTGGCTATGTATCTGAATATGTTAGGAAGCGCGTTGGACGGATTGATGCCTAGAGCTATGGCTTCACATTCTATGTGAAAACCTTTTTTGCCAGTAAAATAAACTAACAAAGATTTTTCTGGGACGTACTGCTCTAAGTATTCAACCAACTTTTTGCATTCTTCGTAAGATATGTTCGGGTCTTTATTATCCAAGTCAAAATAAAGAGAACCTAGTCTGACAGCTTTTTCAATATCTTCGGAATTATAATGCCAGATAGAAGTATACAAACCATTATTGCTATGTTGCTTTCTATAGTTATCTATGTTAAATATAGAAATGAATCTAGGATTGTCTCCATCTTTATCTCTTATAATTCGAGATAGGGAAGGGACGTATCTAGCAGTCTCAACCAATTGCCAAGAGTTTAAATATTTTTCTTTATCATTTGGTATCTTCATAAAATAACTTTTTTGTTTTCAATGTTATTAATATTGCCAATAACTATTTTATCCGACTCTATAATGTTCTTACTGTTGTTTCTGTAGTATACAGACTCTGCTATTATTTTATCTATATTTTTAATTAAAAAATATCTTTTCTTAATTCTTTGTTCCAGATCCATCTTTTCTCCATTTTGGATTTATCAAATCACTATCTTCAATAACCAAATGTATCTTTGAAGCAATGTTATCGGATAAATGAACAATATAATCTAAATAAGTTATTGGATAAGTTTCTGGTATAGGAGACCATGGTCCTAGGTGGCATCTAACTAATCTGAGTATCGATTGTACAATGTCCTCTGACAAGAATAGAGTAGAAGATTCTGACTCACTCGCAAACTTCTTATCTTTTTCTTGACAAAAAGAAATAAACTTTCCTACCGTATACGGATGCATTGGGTCGTACCTACAATCGTCAGACCCACCTTCGTGTACACCCTTGCATACGTCGTGAAGAAGACACGCGGCTATAACAATGTCTTTCTCTTCTTGCGAAAGAGAATATGACTCGCTCATATACGATGCTATTCTAACTACTCTTTTAGTGTGGAGAACATTTCCGCCTTCACCGTGCTCATCCGAAGGATGATACTTGCCAGAAAAACTTGATGGAATTTTCCAAAATAAATCATTTCTAATTAATATAGACCTAACAAAAGATCTTATAGACTCATCAACGATAAGATTGATTTCTCCCAACAATGTAGAAAGAACTTCATTTTCTTTCCCCATTGAAGAAGCATTTTTTTCCTCTATAAGAATATCATCTAATATACTTTTACCCATTTTTATCTTCTTTCTTCCAGTCGTTCCAATTTGAACAAGGTTCATCAAACGGACATTTTTTACAATAAGATATCAGCCCTCTTTTAGGTACTAAAACCTCGGTGTTTAACATTTTGTTGCACCAGTAATCATAATACTGGAGATCTTCATTTCTTATTTGGAATTCATTAAAACCTATATTCTGACTCAATGGATCTATGAAACCAAATTTAGTATTTGCCATTCTTTCTGGGTGCCTATTGTGGTAAGCCTTATACAAGGTACAAAAATCTGTTCGATACAAATCTCTATTGCTAAACTTATACCCAAATATAATTTTGGTTACAAAATATTGTTTCTTATAAAAAAATATAATATCAAAAGTATCCTGTAGATTAAGATTACCTATCGGCATGTTGTACTCTTCGCTTATGGCCACAGGTATATATGGAGATTCCGAATAGGTTTCGTGGAATCCCAGTAGGATGCCAGCTGCTTTAGAGGTCAAGCTGGCAGTGTTCCCGTATGCGGTCTCGTGTTGTTCTGTCACGATATCGTATGAGTTAGTATTCTTAGGAAACCAAATCTTTTCCCATCTATTTAATAGAGATGAATAAGATGGAATTATCCCACCTTGTTTTTTGAAAAAGAAAAAATACATTATACTCTTAATAGTTGATTCAAACTTTTCGGTATGTATGTCTCTTGCATATATCTTTTCTGGCAACTTTTGCTGATGCCTATAATCAAATAGGCGTTCACATAGTTGAAAATCTTTTAAAGATTGTACTGATACAGGTTCCATTAATGAAAATCCTTTCCACTTAATAAGTCATCTAATAAAGATGATGAAGACGTATACGAGCTATCGGTAACTGGATCATAATCTTCGTAGGTTTTCTTGTAGTCAACATACTTGACTAAGGGCGGATCATACAAAAATGCTGAACCAGTAATTCTATTCTTGGGAATCTGAAGCTGCATTATATTTTCATCTTCAGTTTCATCGTTTGTTGCTAATCTTTTTTCTGTAATAAAAATTGTTACTGCACACTTTTGCTGAATAGCTAAGGAGCCACCAGTGTCAGACTGTTGGACTACCTCACGCTTTTCCTTCATTCTGTTTGAATTTTCCTGTGCTGTAATTATTAAAGCGCAATTCATATCTCTTGCAAGCTTTTCTAAACGCACCATCATTTCTTCAAACTCACCCCAACGTGGCTTGCCCTTACCCCCACCCTTAGTGAACATAGACTGGATTGTATCTATTATAACTATGTCTGGCATGTTGATGTTCTGCCCAATTATATCTCTTAACCAAAATTCTAGGTCTTCAAAGTACGGAGTATCCGGGTCATGTCTAACCATAAGACGGTCACCCCACTTAGCCAGTCGGGCCTTAAAGGTATTCAGGTGTTTATTCTTTTCTTCTTCTGACCACTTTGATGACTCTAGGTAAACATTCTTTTCTATTATCTGTGTCATTAAGATTCTCTCCCAGTGACCAGTAGCTTCTTCAAAGTTTACATATAAAACTCTATAACCGTTATCTAACCAATTGTTTGCTAGGCACTTGACGAACGTGCTCTTGCCCTTGCCTGATGCGGCGATGACTGCGTGTACAGCCCCCCTAAAGAAGCCGCCCTCGTCCGTGTACCCCATGGCCCTATTAAGTGCCTTAAATTGAGTAGGTAAGAAGTTCGGTATATCTAATAGCGAATCTACTCTGCTAGCTATTTCGTCAGCAGTTGTTATTTTATCTAGTGGATTATATCTTATTTGATTTTCTAATTCTCTTATTTCAGAAGTAAGAGTTTGGATTCTAGATATATCATCTTCAGTCTTTTGTCCTTTTTGAGATATTATAGATTGAAGTTCTTGTAAATAGTTAATCTGTTTTCTTTTATTAGCTTTATACTTTACTAATTCAGAAACAGATTCTTGCGTTGACAGTTCGGCAGACATTAATAAATCAACCATGACGCCGACCCCAGCGTTACCACCAAGAGCTTCGTGTATATCCGTTTCTGTTTGTAGCCAAGACTTAAAAGCTATTGGGTCAACAATATCAAGTTGTGTAGCATTCTCAAAAGCTAGAAGAGCCTTATAGAATTCATTTATTCCTTTTTCCCCATGTATGGAACCAACAATTTCTTCTGGAAGATTTTCCTTGAAGTAATTAATCGCTCCATTTTTTCTAAGTGAGAGAGCAAAGATCTGGTACTCTAGTGGAATGTTATCCTCTACCTTTTCATTTGCTTGTGTCATTGTTTCTTTTTCTCTTTTATAGATCGGTAAATTTTTTTCTTGTACTCTGAATTTTTCTTCTTAATACTTCTGTAAGCTTCGGAGGACGTCGTAGTATTTTTCTTCTTCTCTTTGGGCTTATAAGGGTTTGATCTAATCGCTTCGAGCAATCTGTCGAACACTGATTGTTCCGTTAAGCTATCATTATAGCGGAAGACAATCAATGCCACACCATTATCTATGCACCATTGTTCTTTTTTTTCGTCTCTCTTAATAGCTTCTTCAAAATCATATTTAGATTCAAAAAATCTACTGGTGTAATAATAGTGCTGTCTTCCATGAAATTCTGCAGCTATCTCATACTTAGGGCAGTAAACATCTAGCTTTAATTTATCGCCTATATGATATTCGTTTATAATTTTTTCTCCTGGAAGGAGCTTTTGCAGTGCTGACGTTAAAGCTGTCTGACCTCTAGACATTTTTTTTCTACTGTCTTTTAACCACGTTAACCCAATAGAGTTAATCTTCTTATTTACCTGTGGTATAGTCCAGCCTAATTCTTTTGCTATTTCAGAAATAGATAAAGAAGTTTCCAATAATAGATCTTTTAGAAAATCAATATCGTCTTGGTCTTTGTCTACTTTTTTACCATGCATTTCACTCAGCCGTGTTATATGTTTTTGAATAACTAATAGTTTTACCCAAATCTATAATCGACATGTTTAGCTTGTTCCAAATTGAATTTGATAAAGCTAATCCCAAAGAAGAGCAATCTAAAATACAATAATCTATCTTACCTTCTAAGGCAGCAATTTTCTCGAAGGTATCTTCTAGTCTAGAAAAATAATTGTTGAAAGGAACACTAATTACATTTGTTTTAAATCCCATAAATTTATATATAGTTTTTTTATCATGAAAAGAAACCACTGCCGTATTAGTATTCTTAATATAAAAGTTAAAAATTGAATTATATACTTCTCTATTATTTTCGTAGTAGTACTCAAACAGATTAGGGCTATAGAACTTGCCATCATCAACCAGGCCAATGCCAGAATGCTTTGAAGCAACCACTTCTTCGACAAGTGATTCAGGTATGCTCTTTATAATTCTACTGTCGGACAAATTAATCGATCTAATAATTTCTTTATTAAAACGAGAAGGTGTACCATCCGCATTTTTCTTGCTTAAAGAAACTATTGAAGACTTTGCTATATTTAAGAAAGCAAACTTTTCCTTTGAGTTCATCAGCTTAGTTAATTCTATTGAAGCTTGTATTTGATTTTTCATTTGTACTCCTTAAATTCCAAAGTTACCCCAGTTAATTAAAACTGGGTTTGGATCTACGATTGAATTGATATGATTTAACGCGTGGAATTCTCCACCATCTATAGTTGAATATCTCTCATACTTTGATTGCTTGTCTTCATCTTTTATGTATCCAAGATGTTGCATGATCAAATTTGAATTAACAAAATAATTTCTTTGGTTTATTAAATCTAAAACATACGTTGGTTCAGATCCACAAGCTAGTGCTCTATCTCTAAACATAGCACCAGACATAAATCTAAATATTCTACTGCTGTTATTTGGTGCCCAAAGTTTGTCCACTCTATACTGAGTATCATTCCACATGTGGTAGAACCTAACATTAACAACATCTTTTTCTGATGAATTTAATATCTGTCTAATATCGGTTTTTGTTATATCGGAAGAGTCATAAAGCATTTCATCGCAGTCTATGGCGATGATCCAGTCGCCTTCTGTGGCATGATTCTCAAGATTCAACCAAGCGTATCTGCGTAGTCTTCCTTCATGCGTGGTGAACATTGGCTTAGGCGTCTTGTAAACATTAGCGTACTTAGACGCTATTTCTGCGGTGTTATCATCAGAGCAATCGTCTGTAAAAACAATTTCATCTACTTGGCTTTTTAATCTTTCCAACACCTCTGGAAGATATTTGTTGGCTTCATTTCGGCCTACCATTTGGGCTATTACTTTTGGTTGTGACATTTTTACTCACTTGTATAAGAAGAAGAACAACGGCAGGGAGGGCCTGCCGTTGTTCAAATGGATAAAACTATTTATTAACTCTCTAGTTGTTCGCGAGCTTTTACTGCTGTAATTCTTTCAACATCAACATCTTTGAAAAGAAGTTCTCCAGATACCCCAGATACTGTTCTGCGATTACCACTAGCAATCTTCTCTGCTTCTGTCATATTTGAAGCTTTGACAATCGATGTAGTTGTAACTGTAAAATACTTGAATTTATTTTCAGCCATTGTATTCCTTTTTTTAGTGGCACTTTGCCAATTTATGTAACACACTTATTATATCATGTGCGATATGCTAGATCAAACCTAGTAAAGTTTATCTTTTTGAAGGATAAGTTTTAGCTATATATTCAATAGCCTCTTCTAAAGAAGAAGTTATTTTTGTTGACAAGAAATTAAGATAGACTCTTGACTGATATGAATCGTCTGCGAATACAACTACTGGTTGGTTGTTAAAATGAGCCCAGGTTATTTCAAAATCTGTACCGATATAAGCTCTACCCGGTATCGTATACTCTACTAAAAGTATGTCACAATTTTTTTGTAAAAATATATTCTTATCTACTATCTCTTTTGGTTCACAATCGGTTTCTTCCAAAGCGTAATCCATTGGATTGACAGCTTCAAAACCCCTATCGGCTAATAGTTTTACGGCTTTATTTCTCCAACCGTGTGCGAATATGCCAACTTCTTCTATTGCTCCAGATAAAAAAACTTTAGTTTGCATTGATTATTTCCTTAGATGGCCAATAATATTCTAGATTTATATCTTCATCAAAATATTGAGAATAGTATGCGTAGTCTTTGCGCAGTAGATTTGATCTATGCGACCTATGAAATTGATCTAAGCCAAACCATGGTGGCATAACCACTTCAATTGGATCAAACTCTTCAAAAAGCATTGTATTTTTATAACCTCTATCTATCCATTCTTGGATAGTATAATTCTGGTAAAGCTGTAAAGCGGACTCGTACCCAACCCACATTAGTGTGACCGGATGATTACGCCAACCTTTTGCAGGGGTCCTATCAAGAAGGATGTTCAAAACTTGGAAAGTTTCTACTCGTTGCTTCCCAAGTCTACGGTAATCTAATACCCGAACTGATTCCTTAAGATCTGAATATGGTAAAAATGTTTGCATTATGCCTTCTTAAATTCCTCAAAAGTTTTATCACCAACACCAAAGTATTCTCTAGCTAATCCAGCCTTAACGATTTCTGTGTTAAGGCATTCACCAGCTTCATTCCATACTCTAGCTAAGATTCTACCGTACTTCTCATTCTTGTCTAAAATAGTTTCAATCTTTACTTTATTATTAGCTTTCTTGATCCATTGATCAGTAAACTCTTTTGCAGCAAGACCCATCTTCTTTTCTTCCAAGTTTGTGGTGCGGCTTTCTGGTGTATTAACGCCGTATAATCTTACGCTCTTTGGTCCGATATGAACTTCGAAGCCAAGATCTATCTTAATCTTGAATGTATCTCCGTCAACTATCTTAACTACTTCTGCATTGTATAAGTAAACATTAAATTGATCTGACATTTTAATCTCTTTCTATTCCTATGAAATCGCAAGCATTGCGAAATATTTTTTGGCTTACTGTGAACTGTGCGTCCGCGTGGCTATAGCCCTCGCCTGGCTTAGGCGAAGAAGCATGCCAGCTATGGCCTATCGATACGCTACCATCATACACTACGTTGTACCCAAGATGACGCGCAAAATATGAACACCAAGTTTCCTCATAATAATGTGGCGTTGGCAAAAAAGCACCTTCTGCGTCTGGATACATCTGTCTATACTTCTCATCGTTAGTCATTGCATTCCATACTTCTCTTCTTATAAAATAAGCTGAACCAGAAACTGTAACACAATTAACTCTATCTTTATAGAGCACGTCTTCTGGGTCACTCTCAATCCACCCCCTATGCTTAGGAGCTATGTTTGTGCCAACTATACCAGCATGTCTTATGTTGCCGTATTCGTCTCTTTGCTTTGGCCCAAGAATATGTATGTCTGGGTTATCGTCAAATATCTTTTGCACTTTGATTAGATCGCTAGTTGTCATCCAAACATCAGCATTAAGCAGGCAGATTATGTCAGAGAAAGAATGCTTAGCCATCATGTTGCAGGCAGCAGAGTACCCTACGTTCTCATTCTTCCAAGCTCTAGTAATACTATATTTGTTTATATTAGCCTCTAGCCATTCCCAGCTATCGTCGGCCGAGCCATTATCGCATATGTTTAAATGCCAAACTTGATCAGTCCCAGCAAGATCACTATGCAAAACATCAAGAAATCTTTGGAGCATTGGTCTAGTATTATAATTAACAACACATAAGTCTATCATTTTAAAATCTTTCTATACTTGATTCTTGTATAACCATTGCAAAGGCATCTTCTGCGTTTATTCCGTGATCCATGAACTCACACATGCTTTGCATTTTTCTATTCACGTCTTCTTCTAAAAAGAATTCTTTTAACCTATTTTTATATTGATCAAGGGAAGTTTTATTTTGGATCTGCTTTATACTTTGCCTACTGAAAAAACAAGATGCGGCGGCGACAGTCAATAAACCCAATATGAATGGCTTCATATTACCATTCGTCTTCATCTTTTACATCTCCCGTGTACTTGTTCTCGGCAATTGCTTTAGTGGCTTCTTCGCTAATCTTTAAAATCTCTAAACGTTCTTTATCGTCTTTGATAGTTGAAGCTAGGTGTATCAAAGCTGTCGACACCTTGAACATTTCCTCAGCGTCTAGTACCAAGTAAGTTTGTCCAGACAGAAGCTTAATATTAATCTTTTTTTTATCTATTTGTTTCTTAGCCATATTGTTATTTATCTTTTTTTGCTACTCTTTTTAGTTTGTCTGGTTTATCATCTATATCGTAACCGCCTAATTCAGAATGCGAACCAGAGTATTTATATAAACAAATGTTATCTGAATCTGGTTCAAAGGTTACAAAAAATATATTTTTATCTTCTTCAGTTAAGCCTTCTGGCGGCGATGATTCTAAAGCTATCTTAGGGTTAGAGCAACCATAAACTTGACTGTGATTCTTATAAACAACAATATAATTTAATTTAGAAGCTGGCATTACAAACCTAATATAACTATGTAGCCAGCAGCAAATGCTGATATAACTGCTACTACGCTGGAAATAATCTTTACGTTTTTATTTTTTGATACTTGATTTAGTATCTGCATACCTATGCTCCAGTTAATCAGTGCAGAAAAAATAATACAAAAAAACAAATTTTTAAACATTTCTAATATCTACCAATCCACCAATGCTAATAGGAAATTCGGGCTGTATCAATGATAGCACAGCTCTAGCGTAATCTCTAATCTCTACTTGCGAACCTTCATCTAATCTTTGATTTAAAAACAATGCAATAGACTGTAAGCTGCAGGTCCACCTATATACAACGTACATCCCATATGCCGGCAAAAACAATCTAGCTTGCTCTGCGGCGACACCATTGTCCATTGCCATTGTGTACAGAGCCTCACCCTGCTCTATGTATCTAATTAGCTCCGCGGTCAACACAGAGCCAATCCAAGGACCTATGGGGCCACCTGAGCCCTGCTTCTTGTTATCTGGCGCTAAACGCCACTCATCTACAGCTGGCACATAAAACTCTGGTTCAATTGTTATGTATCTTCTAGAAGACTCATTCCAAGAATCCATTGTATGGTCAGACCCGACAACATATTTCCAGTGTTGGCGGGCCACCATCAAAGGTGCCTTGAATTCAAATGTAGCAAAAGCATGCCTAAAAGGAGACATGTGATTTTCTCTAATTAAAAAATCTATAAGATGGACATCTTTTTGATCCAGCTCTAAAGATTCTTTAGCAAAAGATGCACGAGCTGCGTTAACAACAGATAGATCACTACCCATTGTGTCAACAAGTCTTACGTAACCCTTATCAAGAACTTGAATTGTATTTTTTAAATTCATAGATATATTATATCACCAGATAATTACTTATTGTTATCCTTTATGAATTTAATTTCACATGCGTCTGTAGTGCAGTATCTTTCGCCTATTGCGTCTGCTGCCATTCCTGCATATACACCAGTTAAATCTATTGGGAATAGTTTTAACCCTGCTTCTGCATACTCTTCTTCTGTTATTTGAGTATAAGGCATTTGAGGATAGGTATCATTACCGCTCGGCAAGAATGAAACAGTTTTTAGCTGACCATCATACATGTGAAGAACGGTGCCAACATGCTGTGCTTCTGTGTCCTTATCAAATGATACAGTCACAGATACAGAGTTGTCTGACCAATATCTCTGTGCAGTTGCCGCTAACGACATCTTCTCAAAGATCGTAACATCACGCTCTGCTCTTGCAGCTTGTGATTTAATTGGGAAATAAACTACAGAAGTTGTATCCGGAGATTCAGAAGCTGGTTCTACTTTATAATTAGCCATTCTAAACAACGGAAGCATAGGGTCATCATTAGAGAACCTAATAGTTCTATTAAAGTACTTGCCACCTGGAGTCCAGTGAACGCCTGGTGATTCACCAGCAAGAATAGATACGGTTCCAGATGGTTTGATTGTCGTCATCTTAATTGATTCACGAATTCCAAGCCATTCAGAATAAACATTGTCATAACGCTGAATTGTCTTGTAACCTTGGTCCATCCATTCGCGCAATGCAGGAACTCCAACACGGTCAGCAAAGTTTGCTACACCTGACATAGAAGCCCCGATGCGACGATTGCGTTGCATGATAGCATTAGTTTCTTCCCAGTGTGTCGGCAGCAGGGTTACTGTCTTTGCATAAAGATACGCAAACTTTAATGTGCGTTTGTAATCCTCTAGGCTATCGTGCCTATTAAGATAGGTCTCTACAAGAGTACAACACTCATAGGACTCTAGGGATTGCTCTGCGCACGGGTTGTACCCTGCCACTCTGTGATCCTTGTTATTTGGTGGATCAGCTAATCTTCCATACTTGCGTGACATATCCATCCATAAAACACCTGGCTCACCATTGAGTGAAATGCCCTCAACGATGCTAGAAAGATCCACGCCAACAGATGTTTCTATTGAGTTGTTAGACATCCAAGCCCAACCTGGATTGTTTCTATCGTAAGAGTTTCTTTCGGGGAACACTGCGGCATTCTTAAGATTGAGGAAGTTGTCATCTTCTAAGCGGCCGATAAGTAACTCGGCTGATCTACGGACGTTGCCAGAAACCACACAGACGCCTATGACGTTGCCTATGTCTGCAATATCAACACGGGTAAGCTTCTCTCCCTTACGGCCACTAAACATCTTTACAATGTGCTTGTGGAGCTTCTCTAGTGGCTCATGGCCTGCAGCTACACCACCAAATGTTTTAATCGGTGTGCCAAGTGGTCTTATCAAAGAGTAATCAAATTGAATTAATTCTTGATCTGGCTTTAGATATGAGTTCAGCAGCAGTGCCATCGAATCAACCCAGCCCTCTCTAGTATCCGCAATCACCAAAGGAGTACTGCCGTCAACAGTTTTTGGTTCATAGATTGTAAAATCTTTATCTGCTCCCTTATCATCAAATCCTACCCCAACTCCAAGCATTGATGCTTCCATCAAGAACGCAAATGGTTTTGCTGGATTAAACTTATTCATTTCTCCAGTAGAAACAAATGCACAGTTCTGTAGTGCTGCGGAATTCTTTTGAACGTTAACAATGTTTGTGCCCATTGCCCATAAGCCTCGTCCAGGAGGTGTCCACTTAAGATTAAACAGTCTGTCAAAAGCTTCTTTAGCCGAAGCTTGTGCCTTGGCATCGTTCCAAGGTAAACGGTTCTTCTTGCAGTGATCTTTCTGAAGAGAATACATTCCATTTATTACGCGCTCGCAAACATCGGACCAAGATTCTTTTGTGCCATCTTCTTTTAGTCTAGAGTATGTACGTAAAAATGTTATTTCCCCAACTGAGTTACCGCCAGCATCCCTATACCCAAATGGGGCAACAGCATTTTTGTAACCTGATACAAAATCATCTGTTAACTTAAAAGAAAACATTGATGGTATTCTGTTTGGGATTGGGGTTAAGTCTGGGTTACCGTTTTCAATTTCTTCTGGCATCTTTGCTCCTAATTGCTAATTTTTTTTATATATTTAGAATTTGTTTTTTCAATCTCTGTGTTTTTAATTTTTAGAATATCCTGTAAAGAGTATACCTTGTGTATTTCTCTTTCAAAGAAATAACCGCTTCTCCAATTAAAAACATTGTTAACATTTTTCTTATGATTAACAAACATGTTACAGACTACAGCACCGCCATAGGATTTAACGATGTTTGATAACTTAATCTTTAACCCCTCTACGTTCAGAGTGTCTAAGTCTTCATTTTCTCTAGCCTTTTCATAAAGCCAATTAAATGCTTGTCTACCTAAAGGAGATATATCTATTGGATCTATGACTCCTAATAGTATTGCTTTATTTCTATTCTTTGCTATATCAATATCTTCTTTAACAACTTTTTTAAAAATATCAAACCAATCTTTTTCATTAAACTGGACCCAAGCTGTGCACCAAAACAAAAGATTTTCTGGAGGAGATGGGACTTGGCTTTTTTCGGTGTAAGGTAAGAGCACTGCGCAGCTGATGGCTCTCTTCATGAAAGCTTTTCTTGAATCTACATCTTTAGATTTGGAACCTGATATTTCCCAAAGTTTATTTATATTCTTTTTCCAATCTGTTGGGCCTAAAAATATGTTTAGATATCTTTCTGCAACCTCCAGTGGGATGGTGTCTTCCTGAATAACTTTTTCTAGAATATCTAAAGACATTTATAATCCTTTATAAAACTACTAAAACTCATAAAAGAACCGTATAAAAAGATCATCCCGCTCGAAAGAGCGGGATGATCCTTAACGCACTAGTGAGCGTCGGTTTCCGTGATACTGATTATATCACAGTAGCCGTGCGGCTCATGCTATGTTATTCAATTTTATTACAATGCTTTTGCTGATGGAACACCTTTGTATTCTTTTGGATGTGCTCTACCATAAATTGTGGTATCGTTAGCTTGCCCATAATTGGCAGTAAATACTTTTGTGCTAGCAACACCTTGGACATCGAACGGTCTAAACAAACCAAACGATGCTGGCGCACCTTCTGCGTCAGTTCTTGGTGCATGACCGTATGTTGCTGGCATAACATTTGCCGATGTAACACCGTCAAAAATAAAGTTGCTATACGAACCGTAGTACAAGCTTCTCTTAGCGTGACCACCGTCGAGAGCTTTTGCTCCAGCGATGCCCTTGTATTCAAGCGGGCGGTATCTTGCGCCTGCGTATGTTGCTGTACCGTCTGCGAATGTTCCGGCCAAAGGTGTAGTGCCAACATAAAGTGTTGAGCCAGTGAACAATTGCGACAGAAGAACGTTACCAGGACGAGCTCCAGATCCAGGAGTATACGCATTATCTGGTGCGCCTGTAAGTAACTGGCTGGTATTGCGCAGTGGGTAGTACGAGTATGTGCCTTTGCCTTTTGCTTTGCCAGTGATAGTGTAATATGGGTTCACCATATCATTGGTGTTTTGGCCTCTCAAAACAGGTCTTGGACCAACGTAAAATGTAGCCATTATCTAATCTCCTTATAGAACCTTGATGCCTATATAGTAAAATTGTATATGATTTTTCGAACTTTTATTTCAAAAATAAAAATTAAGCTTGGTCCAAAGTATCATAATCGATAATCAGATCCGACAATACTGGAGCTGTTTTATCCTCAAGCATGTTAAGAGTAATTTCTATCCAGACTTCTGTTGAAGCACCGGGGTTAGATGTGCTGTAAGCGGCGTCTATAAGCTCGTTACCGCCGTCAAAAGGGTAGATGACTCTGTAAGAGAAGGCTTGAGAAACTAGCGACCTAGGGACGTTATATATAACCGGGTCAACGCTATTTATCGAACCTATAAGTTTGCCAACTGGAGCTTTAAAATTAATTATTGTCTTACCAGAAGAAGCGAACTTATCGTACCTTACATCTAGGTCCGACAAACCATATGTATATACATACTTGTCGAGTTCTTTAAAGTAATTTTGTTGACGCAAAACTATTCTTACGGCTGTCATATCTAAGTCTGAAAAATAGAAGCACAGGGGACCAGAATTTCTGATCTCATCCGACCCATCCACTACCCATGCCCCAGGAGGAACATTCCCAATAGCTTCAGTCTCCCCATCATACAGGGAATTGAAGTTAAGTGGGGTCCAACCATCTGCTGAAGATAACGTAGGGTTTGCTTTATTTGTATACTCTATGGAATAAACATTAACAGAATGCATTGGATAAGGGTTTAGTTTTATGCAGTTTGTTTTTAATGATCCAGTAAACTCTGCGGATATTTTGCAGTAGAAGGTTAGCTGAGCTACCCCCAGCCCATTGCTATCAGCCACTATAGTTCTACTCCAAACCTTGGTGGGATCATCTAAGATGGCGTTATAGATCGGAGTTGTATTAACAATAGCTCCAGGTGTATCTACACCGCCTAGATTATTCTCTATATTCGTTTTGAATAGATCTGATATAAGTTGACCAACTGAAGAATTGTAAAATTTTACCTTTGAACTTGAAGCGTTAGGTACTTTGGGTAGCGTAATTACGTTGTAGTGGGGATCAATGGTGAGTAGATCTGTTGGCCCTATGGAGAAATCTGTACCGTTAAACTTACTGTATTCTATTTGATTAAACGAATGTATAGAAGTTTTGCCGCCGCCAGCTTCAAGTGCCGATATTCTATCGCTTAAATCATCCACGGCATTAGCCAACATTGACTGGTCTTTTAGTACTCTCTCGAAAGCTTGTTCTAACCTTGCGTCAATAACGTTTGCTTTATTATAAAGATAGAGAAGGTCTTGATAGTTTTCTTCTATTCTAGAATTATAATCGTTGCTATCTGTTGGACCACCATACTGGATGTTCCTCTTTTTAGTGTTCAATATGTCAGCCATTTTATCTACCGTTCTCTAATCTAATTACTTTTTTTTCGATCCTTGAAAGCACAGCCGATAATCTATTGGCTTTA